TTTCATCATCAAGGAACCGCGACTAATCACGTTCCAAGATGTCACTGTCCAAGAAAAGTTTGTTTACTAGAAACCGAAGTGAGGAAAAAATGAGTGAAGTCCAAGTCGGAGTCCGTTTCCAAAACATGTTTCAAGACCAGTTGCTTACTTACGAAGTGAAGAAGTATCTGGGAAACGGTGTTTGGCTGTGTGAGTGTGTCAATGAGCCCCTTGAATACAAGGGTGACACTTTCCCTGACCCCATGAACGGTCACGAAGAAGTGTTCTTCACATCCCAAATCTCCTTGAAGTTAGGGGTGTCTTCAACCATGGAGCGAGCCCTGAAAGGTATTGGGCTGTGACCCCTGACAACAGTGGTGTGGTGTTGCTGTACCCACCGACAAGCCTCCCAGTTGAGATAGCACTTGGGGCCCCGTGCCTGCGTGACCACCCACTCATCAAGCAAGCAGTGGAAACCGGCGAGTACGACTGGGAGAGCATTTTCTTTTCCGCTAAGTGGGATTACACCCAGAGCATCATTTTGCGTCTTGCTTTTGCTTGTGAAAACAAAGGGGCGAGTCTGCCATCATTTGAGGATTTTGATACCCTCAACAAACCAGACAGGGCTTTCGCTATGACCGCCCTACTCCGCCGACTTATCCAAATCTGAAGGAACCCAATGTTGCATTTTGTTGAGCCCGAGTCTCTGGGCATTATCACTAACAAGTCTGACCGCGAACTACTTGCCAAATCCCATAACGAGATTGTTGACGCGCTTCAACAGCGCTCAGGTGAGTGGGCTCTCATCGCTAAATACGATGGTCGCCGTGCTGGCGCTGCACGAACTTTTGTCAGCCAAATCAACGGCTACGCCCCCTACCGTGACGCTACTGGAGATTTTGAGGCAGTATCACGAAGCGAAGACGGAGTAACCAATGTGTATGCGCGTCATGTAATGATTGGTGAGTGAGCAACAAGCGCTTTGCTGAAATCACCGCCAAGGCTTTGTATGAGGCCAGTTGTGGTGAAGACCTGCAAAGCCCAACTTGGTCAGCGCTTGACCCAGTTGCACGCAAAACCCGTATCGCTGAGGCCGAAAACCTAGTGGCATACCTCCTTCCATCTTTGCGCCGTGAGGTATTGCGGGAGAGCCTTGAAAAACTGAGGCGGGATGTCAGGATGCACACCCACCATCCGGCTGGGTTGAAGCACGCCGTTTTTGGTTTGGAACGCGCTGAACGTATTCTCAAAAAACAGTTGTCTGAACTACCCATTAGGGAACCAGACGCCTAACCACTGCGTTTATGCTCATAGGACTGAACCCGAGGGCTGTCAACTGGAAGTTTTTCCAGCGGATAGTCCTTTTTTAGTACGGAGGCAAAGTGTCGGCTCGCAAAATGGTAGCCCTGAAAGTTGATGAAACTTCAGGCGTTGACCACCCAGCGCACCTACATGAGGGGTGGCTGGTTGTGAAATCAGCAAGCCCTACCACCGTTGAACAAATCCTAAAAACCGTCCAGACTAACGAGCAGGAGGGCACCATCGTGTCCGATTACGAACTGTCGGCTGATGACCGCCTTGCTGACGCAGAGGCACTCATCGCAAAGCAAGCAGACCAAATCGCTGAACTGACTGACGCTAACGCCGAAGTTGAAGTTGAGCCAACCATTGACGAAATCACCAAGTCACTCCCAGCCCCCGTGGCAAAGGCAGTGAACGAGGCCATCGCCAAGGCAGCAGAAGCGACTGACCGTGCCAACTTTGCTGAAGAGACCCTTCGCAAGGAACGTGACGCCCGCAACCTCTCTGAAGCCATTGAAGTGGCTAAGCAGTACGAAGTTCTCGGCTTGAACGCAGAAGAGTTCGGTTCCGCCATGTTGCGCGTAACCGAGTTTGACAGTGAACTTGCTGGCACCATCGCCAAGGCGTTGGACACCGTGAAGGCTCAGGCCGACACTGCAAGCATTTTCACTGAGATTGGTAAGTCGGCTAACCGTTCAACTGGTGACGCTTACACCCGTCTGACCGCTTTGGCAAAAAGCGCCGTTGAAACCGGCTCCTACGCCACGTTAGAGCAGGCACGCACCGAGATTTTGATGTCGGACGCCGAACTGCAATCCGCAATCAACGCCGAACGGAGGGCATGATTTCATGTCTTACGAGATTTCTAACTATTCGGTACGGATTGGCACCCTCACTGCTGGTGCTGACCTGTCATCCGCGCAATACACCTTCGTGAAGTTGAACTCTACTGGCGCTGTTGTGCAGTGTTCAGCAGTAACCGACATCCCCTTGGGTGTTTTGCAGAACGCCCCAGTCTCCGGCGATGTTGCCGATGTGCTGGTTGTTGGTGGAACTAAGGTCAAGGCCGGTGCCGCAATCACCGCCGCGAACCTGAACACCACTGCCCTTGGTACCAGCGCCGCTGGTCTGGCTGTTGCCAAGACCATCGGAACTGACACCACAAACTTCGTTGTTGGTCGCCCCTTGAACGCCTCTGGCGCTTCAGGTGACATCATCACCGCAGTTATCAACTGCGCCGCCGCAAATCGCGCATCCTAAGCCTGAGAGAGGTTAGAAAACAATGCCACAGCCTACTGGCTCTCAGAGCCACGTTGATGCTATCTTGACCGACATTTCGGTCGCGTACATGCAAAAGCAAGAACAGTTCATCGCAAGCAAGGTGTTCCCCGTAATCCCTGTGGACAAGAAGTCCAACAAGTATTTCGTTTACACCAAGAACGACTGGTTCCGTGACGAGGCGCAACTCCGCGCTGACTCAACTGAGTCGGCTGGTTCGGGCTACAACCTGACCACCGCTTCTTACAACGCTGATGTGTGGGCTTTCCACAAGGATGTTGGCGACCAGACCGCGAAGAACTCTGATGTTCCTTTGCAGCCTTACCGTGAAGCAACCGAGTTCGTCACGAACCGCCTCCTGCTCCGTCAAGAAGTTCAGTTCCAATCTGACTACTTCAAGACTGGTGTTTGGGCAAAGGATTACGAAGGTGTTTCTTCTAGCGCCACGGGTGACCAGTTCATCCAGTGGTCTGACTTTGCTAACTCCGACCCGTTGGAGGATGTGGAGAAGGCTAAGGAAGGTATCTTGTCAACTACTGGTTTCCAGCCGAACACTCTCGTTCTCGGCTATCAGGTGTACCGCAAGTTGAAGAACCACCCTGACCTCGTTGACCGCATGAAATACACCACGAGCAACACCATCACGACTGACATCATGGCTCGCCTGTTTGACATTGACCGTGTTCTGGTTGCCTCTTCGGTTCGTGCGACCAACAACGAAGGTGCCACTGAGGCTTACGGCTTCAACTTCGGCAAGGGCGCGATGCTGGTTCACTCCAGCCCGAACCCAGGTTTGATGACTCCTTCCGCTGGTTACACGTTCGCTTGGAAGGGTGTTTCTGACACTCTTGGTGCCACGATTGGTACTTCGCAGTTCCGTATGGAGTCGCTGAAGGCCGAGCGCGTTGAGGCTGAAGTTGCTTTTGACAACAAGGTTGTTGCAAGCGACTTGGGTGCTTACTTCGGTACCGTTGTTGCGTAAGTAGCACATAGTTTGACCCGAAAGGGGGCTGGGGTTCAGTCCCTAGCCCCCTTTCACCAATAGTGGGTATTTTGCCCAGACAACTTATTTTTTCAGGAGAATAAAAATGGCAAACGCGGTTTACCCACTTGCTAAAGCATCGTTTTTGAGCGGTGCAATAGATTTGACTACGGCAACTATCAAGATTGCCCTTGTCCGTGGTTACACTTATTCAGCGTCCCACCAGTATTTGTCCAGTGTTGCAACTGTTGTTGGAACCGCCCAAACCCTTGGTAGTAAGACTGTCACCACTGGTATTTTTGATGCGGCAGACCCCACTTACACCGCTGTGACCGCTGGCGCGGCTTGTGAGTCTCTTGTCATTTACAAGGACACAGGTTCCGCAGCGACTTCTAACCTTATTGCTTACATTGACACGGCAACTGGCCTGCCTGTTACACCTAACGGTGGAGACATTACTGTTGCGTTTGACAATGGAGCAAGCAAGATTTTTGCTCTCTAATGGACGAAGCCCAAGTTCTTGCGTTATTACAACAGGCTTTGGCTGATGCTGGTGTGACGGACTTACGCACGGTCAGGCTTGCTGCGCTTGAGTTGGCTGTTGCTCACTTGGCTCCCCTGCCAGACAACGCGCCTTTCAGCATGGACAGCCTGCGAGAGCGGGTTCGTGTTGCGTGGGGCTTGGATTACGCAACCGTTCTCAATGAGGCAGCCGTCGCTTATGCGGACACGACGCTGACCGCTCCAGAGGTATTGACCGAGATAGCAAACAATCTAACCGTTTAGGAGTTATCTGATGGCTTCTGAGCAGTGGCTCTTTGACAACGCAACAGCGGTTGCTCCTGGTGGAGTTTGGACTGCCGTTGGCTCAACTTATTCGCTCCGCAACATCTACTACAATACGATTACTCGCACCACATCAAGCCCAACTCCCTACCAAGGGACAGGGTGCGTTGTTGACCCCATTTTTGGCACAAATCCGAACGCGGAGTTATGGAACGCCGCTAACACCGCTCGCATAGCGGGTACGGTCTTTTACACTGACTGCTATTACTTTACTGGGTCACAGGCGTATGGCAGTGGGTTGCTTAGCCAGAACGGCAACGATACTTACGGGCAATACATTTGGACTAACATAAACAACACAACAGCCAACAACCGCATTGAAGCAAACTGGTACGATACGTTCGCAGAAGGCGGCGACCTAATCGGATACACCGCTGCGGGTGCTGTGCCAACGAACGCTTGGGTTCGTGTCCAGTCAAAGTATGAGACTTGGGGCATTTCGTCTCTCCGGATGTTCGTTGGCTCAAACATAAACGGCACAACGCCGGATTACACGCTGACTTGGGGCAACCCATACGGTTTTACGAGTTATGAGTACGCAAACGGCATGGCCGCGAACGCCACAACCGCTTGGGACGACCTCAAAGTTGACACTGTTGCTTACCCAACGCGCACAACAAACCAGACGATTACTGGTACTGGGATTGCTTCTACCGTTGCTTTTGGTACAGCCCAACTCAACCGTACTGTTCCGACTACTGGAATAGCCTCAACGGTCGCTTTTGGTACAGCAAGCCTGTCGGTTGCTAGTGCTACTCAAACCCTGAGCCCCAGCGGGATTGCCTCAACAGTTGCTTTTGGAACGGCCCAGATAAACCGAACTGTTCCAACCGAAGGAATAGCGTCCGGCAACACTTTTGGTACAGCCCAGTTGAACCAAACCCTGACCGCAACAGGTATTGGTTCCACGGTTGTTTTTGGTACCGCAAGTGTTCTGCCTTCTCAAATAGTCACCGCCACTGGGATTGCCTCTACAACTACGTTTGGTACGGCCCAAGTCAATCTGAGCCTAAGCGCCACGGGTATCACGTCAACCAACGCTTTTGGTACAGCCAAGTTGAACCTCGGTATCTCTTTGACAGGGATTGCCTCAACCAACGCTTTTGGTGCAGCCCAACTCACGGTTTTTGTCCCAGTCACAGGTATCCCAAGCACAAGCACACTTGGTGTCCCACAAGTCAACTTGGGTGTCACCACTGTTGGCATTGGGTCAACCAGTGCCCTTGGAAGCCCACAACTGAACTTGACCATTGTTGACGTAGGTGCCATAGCCAGCACCATTGTTTTTGGTACAGCCCAAGTTGGGGGAACTGTCCCTAACCTTGTGGGTCGCCGTTCCAGTGTGGCTGGTTCCGCTGGGCGCACAAGTGCCACAGGTGCAACCGGACGCACTACCCTAGTCTAATGAGAGGATTGCCATGCTAACTGCCGACATTGTTATGCGCCAAGGAGACCGCCTGCCGGTTATTCAGCGCACTTTTGAGTTAGACGGCACTGCTGTCAACCTAACTGGTTACAGCGTCACGTTCAAGGCCCAACCAGCCGCCGGTGGCGCCCTATCTATCAACACCTCAGCCACGATTGTGTCTGCTGTCGCGGGTACTGTTTCTTACACGTTCAGTAGTGGTGACGCCTCTTTGGCGGCTGGGTACTACTTGTGTCGTTTCGTTGGAACCAGTGGCTCTGGAACTATCTCAGCGCCCAACGATGGCTGGCTTACGATGCTGGTTGTTGGGGACTCGGCTGAGGAAATCGTTGAGTGGTCTTACTCAGGTGACCCGAGCGCTCGCCCCGTTGACACGGTTCGTTTCCTTATCGGGGACACAGACCCCAGCGATAAGCAACTCTCTGATGCCGAGTTGGCTTGGTACCTTGTCCAAACTGATGGAAATGTTTATCAGGCTGGTGCCCGTGCCTGTGAACAGGTAGCGGCTAAGTTTTCTCGGCTTGCTGGTATTTCGCGTTCCGTTGGTGACCTGTCTATTTCTCGTTCGGGTAACGAGCAGGCTAAGGCTTACTCCGAGTTGGCTAAGTCCATTTTGCGTCAAGGCCAGCAAGCCGCGCCCCCTTCACCCATTGTGAACCCCAACAACTTGTTGTCAACAAGTGAGCGCGTGAAGGGAACTAAAACCGATTTCGTCATTGGTGGCATGGATTATGAGAGCCTCTGATGGATGCCCTTCTAAAAGAGTTCCTCAACGACATTTTGTTGGTTTCTACGCAAAGTAGCGTTGACGCTTACGGTAAGCGCACGGTTGGAACCGCTGTTTCGTACAACTGTCGCCTTGTTTATGAAGACCGTTTGGTGCGTAAGAGTGATGGTCGTGACATCACTGAGACTGGTAGGGCCATCATAAACGGAAACCCGAACATCACAAACAACTCGGTCATTGAGTTGCCTGATGGCACACACCCTGTTATTACCAGCATTGACCAAATCACGGACGAGTTTGGTGTGGCTCACCATGTTGTTGTGGGGTTTGGATGAGTAAAACTATTCATCTCAAAGACGTGGATGCTTTGGCTAGTTTGCTTATTCGCGCTGGCGCTACTGCTGAAACGTGGATTGGTGCCGCCCTGTACCAAGAGGCTCAGGTCATTTTTCAGCAGTCGCAGAGCCTTGTTCCCGTTCGTTACGGTATTTTGCGTGGCTCTGGGACTGTTGTTCCCCCTACTCGCGGGGCGCAAGGCATTGAGGTTGTTATTGGTTACGGTGGAGCGGCGCACCCTTACGCTGCGGCTGTTCACGAAAACTTGCGTAGCCGTCACACACCACCGACTTCGGCTAAGTATTTGGAGACCCCAGTTATGCAGGCAATCCCCGGTTTGCTTTCCCGTGTTGCTCAGCGGGCCGAGTTGTTGATGCAACTATGAGTATTTTGGAAGCGGTTGGTCAGTACCTTGAAAACCAAGGTTTTGGTGTGCAGGGTACTAACATTTGGTTGAGCCGGATGTTGCCTGACCCTGATGTTTCTGTTGCTGTGTATGAGTACGCTGGTCGCCCCCCAGTTGAGACTATGAGGGCTGGGTTGGCTATTGAGCAACCAAGTTTGCAGGTTGTTGTCAGGGCTGGTAGGGATGATTACCCTTTGGCTCGTGATAAGGCTGAGGCTATCCGCCAGTCGTTGTGTTTAGTGACCGACCAAACCCTGTCCGGTTTGCGCGTTTTGCGTATTATGCCCCGAAGTTCAGTGAACCCGATTGGGTTGGACGACAAAGACCGGCCCATGTTGTCGGTGGATTACGAAGTGCAAATCGCATGAGCGAGCATCCCAGTGACCGTCAGATTGCTGAGACGGCTTTAGCCGTGTTAGAGGCGGCTATCACGCACCTGAGCGAGTCGCGTCAGGTCATTACCGCGATGCTGATTACCCAGCCTGTGGAGGGCTGTGAGCATAGGAAGCGCATTGACATTGTGACCGCTGGTGACACAAGCCAGTGGTTGTGCCCAACTTGTGGTGAGCAAGGTGGCTGACGCTTACGGCAAGGGAGCGCAGGTAGATGAGAACCCGCGCTGTTGGAGATGTAACCGCATGTTGGCTGTCATGTTGACGCGCCCATGGATTGTTCGTTGCTCACGTTGCAAGGCACAAAATAATGGTGGCGGTACAGACCAAATGGAGCCAAAAAGTCAACCGTAGGTTGTAAAGTTCCTTGTTGAGGTGGGTATTGAACCCACGATGGAGGAATAGTGACCAACCTTGATGACGCATTGACCGCTTTGTATCAAATGCCAAGCGCAACATACAAATGTTCAGTTGCTCTTTGGCTTGAAAGTCTTGATGAGTCCGATAAGCAAAAGATTACTAAGGTTGTTGATGACCCTTTGGTTCCAGCCAGCAGGGTGTCTAACTTGTTGTCCGAGTTTGGGTGCCCCAAATCTCAGAACTTGCGCCGTCACCGCCGGAGGATGAGTAGCCCATCCGAGGGTTGTCGGTGCCCTGTATGAGCATAGATGACGCTTTGGATGAGTTGTCTGCGGCTCGTAGCATCGCTCACCATGAACGCGCCCAGCGCTCGGCCCCGAAAGGCTGGGAGGCTGGTATTGACGCCTCAGACCCGAACTATGTTCTCATTACCACTGGTGCCATCCCCCAGATTGAGGCCGAGGATGATTGGCGTGCCGTAGCCGAAACAATGATGCAAATACCCTCTGGGTACCGTGTCAGGCTTGTTGAGGCCAAACACGACCCAGCGGCTTGGCATCGGGATGAGCAGGGTGAGGATGCTGTCACGCGCCCCATTTGGCGTTACCGTTTTGTCGTTGAACCGCATCTTGCTTCTTTGAGCGCTGACGAGATTGTTTCCGAAATCAAAAAGTGGAAACCAAATAAGCGCAAACTTCCAACAGGGTCTTGTGCCTACATTATTGCTCCGGGTGATTTGCAGTTGGGCAAGATTGACGGTGGTGGCTCGGCTGCGATTGTGGAACGCTTCCAAGAGAAAATCCTTATTTCTGTGGAGCGTTTGACCGAGTTGCGTAAGTCTGGACGCGATGTTGGTGAGATTGTTCTTGCTTTACTGGGAGACTGCATTGAGGGGTACAACTCCCAAGGCGGTCGTTTGGCTAAGCGCACTGACCTGAGTTTGACCGAGATGGTTCGGGTGTATCGGCGCCTCGTGTTGTGGGCCATTGAGCAACTTGCACCGCTGACTGACCGGCTTGTTGTGATTGCTATTCCGGGTAACCACGATGAGGCTGTTCGTATTGGCAACGACATGGCTACTTCCTATGACGACTCTTGGGCGATTGAGGGTGTTGTTGCGGTGCAGGATAGTTTGGAGAAGCACTCCCCTGTGGGATTTTCCCACGTTTCGTTTGCTTACCCAGCCAGAGATGAACTGACCGTCACGTTAGATGTGTGCGGAACTATCATCGGGTTTGCCCACGGTCACCAGTTCAAGGGTGGTTGGGAGAAGTGGTGGTCTGGTCAGGCCCATGGTTGCCAGCCGATTGGTGACGCAACTTTGTTGATGGCTGGTCACCTTCACCATTTGCAGGTCATTTGGGGCGGGACTAAGACCTTTATCCAAGTTCCGGCTTTGGACGGTGGGTCTGTGTGGTGGAGGCATCGCACGGGTCAGGACTCTCCGGCTGGGTTGGTCACTTTGGTGACTCGTGATGGTGCTTGGTCAGACATGAGTGTGTTGTGACCCCGCCTAAGGCTGTGAAGGTTCTTGGGATGAAGTTCCCCATTGTTGTGGGTGGGGCGGACTTTGACCGAGCCTTGCGTGAGATGGGTGATGAGGGGGAGCAAACCCGTGGTGAGGTTTTGGCTGGGTTTTGTGTGAGGACTCGGGAGACTGCCATTTACATCCGTGGGGGGATGGATAGGGCTGTGGAGCAGGACACGGTTCTGCATGAGGTTTTGCACGCCTGTTATTACGCCTACGGGAGCCCTTTTGGCTGGATGGACACGGGTTCAGGTGGTGAGGCTGACCGCGAGATGGCTTTGGAGGAGGCTGTGGTGCGCTTTACAACGCCCGTGATGTTGAAGGTTTTGCGGGATAACCCGAAACTGGTGGCCTACCTGACTTCCTAACCAAGGTGTGGTATGCTTACACCGTAGGAAGGAGAGACCATGGCATACGCGATTGGACAAGCAAAGATTTGTTTGCCTTGTGGCGAGGACGTTATTTGGGCCGAAACCCAAGCGGGCAAAAAATACTTAGCCAACATCCGTGAGTGGCGGGGTGATGAAGGTGGCAAGAAGACCCTTCTGCCAGCCCACCGTTGCCAGCCTGACGGCAAAGAAGAAGAACGTGAAATAGCCAAAAAATCCTTACAAGCCTACAAAGATGCCGAGGCGATTGCTCGGGGCGAGTTCCCCAAGGGAGTCACGGTCAAGGTTTACAAAGGACGCAAAGTCCCCGTAGGGACACAGGGTGTCGTCTTCTGGACTGGGAGCGACAACTGGGGCAACACACGGCTGGGCATCAAGACCGCCGAGGAAGAAACGGTGTGGGTACCCGCCGACCACTGCGAGATTATTTGAGAGCGCTTTCGGCCTGACCACATGGGCTAAACTGACGAAACAACTTCACACATAAGTGCCCAAGTGGCTCCGTTTCGTCCTTTCCTCGTGACCCTTGTGTCTCCTAGGCGGCTCGGGGCTCCGCTGTACCCGAGGAAGGACGACAAGTGGCGAAGTCAAAGTCTTATTTAGCGGTGGATGGTATTGACTATCCTCCGAATAAGCGCGTTGAGGCTGGCGAGGTCGTTGACGACCTGCCCTCAACTTCAATCAAATGGTTGCTGGACTGTGGCGCCATCACTGAAATCTCAGATGCCACCCCCACGAAGGATGAAGTCTAATGGCAACTTTCCGCCACGGTAAATCCACAAAGGTTTATTTTGACCAGTATGACCTGAGCCCCTACTTGAACGATGTTTCTGTTCAGCAGAGCGCTGACGCCTCGGAGACGACCGCGTTTGGTAACTCCGCCAAGACCTACATCGCTGGTCTTCAGGACGCTAAAATCACGGCTAAGGGCATGTACGATGGTGTTTCGGCTGATGGAACTGACGTAATCCTTCCACCAACGCTTGGGTCAACCTCAGACTCCACACTTTCCTTTTTCCCTGACGGTTTCATTGACGCCTCTGGTGGTAACGCCCGAACTGCAAAACTGGCCCGAGTCCTGTCCACTTCCTATGAAGTATCGTCCCCCGTGGCTGACATTGTTTCCATCTCTGCTGAACTACAAGCCGATGGCCTAGTTGACGATGGCGTGCTGTTTTTCGCGGACAAGTCAGTTTCAACGGCTACCACAACTAACAGTGGCTCTTATGACAACACAACTTCCACCGCCAATGGCGGTGTAGCGAACCTGCACGTTACTGCTAACGCAGGCTTGGGGAACACAACTTTCAAGATACAGCACTCAGCGGATAACTCCACTTTTGCTGACCTTGGAACTTTCACTGTCGTGCCCACAATCACGAAGACCAGTGAAAGATTGACCATCGCAACAGGAACAACCGTCAACCGCTACGTTCGGGCTGTGGCTACAACAGCCAACACCGGCGCAGTGACCTTTACAATCGCTTTCGCTCGGAGGTAGGAGCAATAATGGCAACTTTCCGCCACGGTAAGAACACTGGTTTCAAGTTGAACGACTCGGCTGGAGTCGTTCGTACTCTTTCAGACCTCATTGAAGATGTCTCGTTCCCACGGAGCGTTGACTCTTCAGAAACAACCACCTTTGGTAACTCTGCCAAGACCTACATCGCTGGTCTTCAAGACACCAAAATCACCATCAAGGGTAAGTATGATGCTACGGCTTCCACGGGTATTGACACCGTAATCCCAGCAATCATCACCGCCCAAGACACAGGAACCCTCACGGTTGGTTCAGCGACCCCGCCGAACACCGCCAACACTGTTGGTTTCTCTTACGCCCCTGAAGGCTTTACCAGCACTCGTGTTCTTTACACGGGTCAAGCCCTCGTCACCTCATACGAAGTTTCTTCGCCTGTTGCTGACGTTGTTTCCTTCAGTCTTGAACTGCAAGTCTCTGGTGCTGTCACCAAGGGAACTGTTGCATAAGTAGTGTTGAACCAGTGGCCTCGTGCCCAACGTGACCCAACCCGTGTCCCAATAAGGAGAAATAAGTGAGTATCCGCGAAACAATCTTTGCCGCCAAGGACATCCCGTCCGAAACTGTGACCATCTCCGAGTGGGGTGTAACTGTTGAAGTTCGGGGCATGACTGGTGCTGAGCGCACCCGTATCTTGGAGCAGGCAGTTGACCAGCGCACAGGGCAAGTGAACTTGCAGTTCGTTTTCCCTGAGATTGTTATTTCATCAACCTTTGACCCCGAGAGCGGATTGCCCATTTTTGAGGCAGGCGACCGCGAGGCATTGTTGTCTAAGTCTGGTGTAGCCATTGACCAAATCGCCAATGTGGGGATGCGGTTGTCCGGTTTCACAGGCGAGGCAGTTGATGAAGCGGGGGAAGGCTCCTCCGCCACCCTGAGCGCAGGTTCATCTACGAACTAGCCGAGTCGTTGGGGCGCACCCGAGAGGAACTGTTGTATGGCTCGGGTGCGTTCCGTCCGATTTCATCGGTTGAGTTGATTGAGTGGATGGCTCTGTATCAAATCAGAGCGGCGGAGCAGAAAACCGATTAGGCGAAGGAGGCAAAGATGGCAACAACACTTGATGTTCTAGCCCGTCTTCGCGCTGATACCTCGCAATACACCTCTTCCATGCGGAGTGCGTCTGCTTCGGCTACGCAACTCGCCCGCGCTTCCGAAGGCGTTGGGAGTAAGTCCAAGGCTGGCCTCGGCGCCGCCATTGGCATGGTCTCTCGCCTGAGCGGTGTTGCCACGATTGCTGGTGGTGTCATTGGGGGATTGTTTGCTTCCTCAACCCTGCAAAAGGGTTACCAGCGTCTAACAACCATCCAAGACGCCACAACACAGTTGACTGTTTCGTTGGGTAGCGCCGCCAAGGCGGCTACCTTCATGGACAAAATCTTAGCCACTGTGAAGGGTACGCCCTTCAACCTTGACCAGTTCGCTGACGCTGCCTCGCAAATGGTTTCCCTTGGTGCTAACGCCAAGAAGGTTCCTGCTTACATGAACGCCATCGGTGAGGCTGCCGCTGGTAAGGGTCGCCGTGCGGCTGAGTTTGTGGGCCGTTTGAGCGCCGCGTTTGGTCAAGCCTCAACTATGGGTCGCATCACTGGCGACACGTTGATGCAACTGGAAATGGCTGGTGTCCCAGCAACAAAGATTTTGGCGAACTCGTTTGGTAAGACCACTGAAGAGTTCCGCAAGTTGGTTTCTAAGGGTGCTGTTCCAGCCGAAGTTGCGATGGATGCTTTGTCTCGGGGCATTATCAAGGGAACCACTGGCGCCGCTGGTGCAACGAAGGCTTTGTCGGGCACGATGGCGGGGTTGCGTAAGAACCTCACTGGTGCCGTGGGTGGTTTGGGTGCTTCGCAGGCCCGCCTTGGTGCCGCGATTATCAAGCCTTTCACTGGTCAGTTGGTCACTGGGTTGAACTTGGCTGCTGACCAGATTGACAAGTTCACGGCAAAAATCAAGCCCATCCTTGAAGGTATTTCTAAGTCGTCTGGGATGAAGAAGTTCATGGCTTGGCTACAAACACTGCCAGCCCTGATTGAGCAGGGTTTGGGTGTTGCTGCAACCATTATTGGCGCTGCGTTCAAGTTGTTGAGCCCAGTTATCCAATGGCTGGTATCTAGTCTTTTCCCAGCGTTGTGGGGCGCCATCCAAACTATTTACAACGCTTTTGTGACTGCATGGCCCGCTATTTATGCGTTTGGTCAAGCGTTGATAAACGCGATTGGTACTTATGGCCCAACGGTCATTGGTGTGGTGCGTACTTTGGGTGACGTGGTTGCTTTCCTTGTGACGGTATTTGCTGGAGTCCTAAAGGTTCTTACCCCTGTTGCTCCAGCCATCGTTGCTGTTGCTGGCGCAGTTTGGGGTGCCATTATTGCCGTTGGTATTTACAACGGCATTGTTGGTTGGGCAACTATGGTAAGCGGTATTTTCACTGCCGCAACTTACGGTCAAACCACAGCCATTGAGGGGGAGGCAGCAGCGACACTGACTTTGAGTGGGCGGTTGGCTTACGCCGCTGGGGCAACGTGGGGTTTCGTCACCGCCAAATACGCAGCCTTTACTGCCATTTTGCGGAACATTGGTGTGGAAATCTGGTATGTGTCCACTCTTACAGCGGAAGCGATTGCTAGTGGGGTAAGCACGTTTGCGATTTGGCTTGGGGTCACCGCTATCAACGCCCAAACAGCCGTGAAGAACTTGGCTATCGGCGCAAACATCCGTTCCGCAGCAACTACGGTTGTGGAAACTGGTGCCAAGATTGCTGCGACAGTTGCCACGTTTGCTTTGACTGCGGCGATGGCAGCGCTGAACTTTGTCATGTCAATGAACCCAATCGGTCTTATCATCATAGCCATTGTTGCCCTGGTAGCCATTGTTGTAATCGCTTACAACAAGTTTTCTTGGTTCCGTACTGGGGTGCAAGCGGTTTGGAACGCTATCAAAACGGTTGTTGGGACAGCGTTGCGCTGGATTATGGTAGCCATTATCGCTTACTTCACCTTGTACCGAACAATCATCATGGGTGTTTGGAACGCCATTGTTGTTGTGTTCAGGTTTGCTTTCAACCTAATCAAAACCATTGTCCTTGGTTACCTCAACATTTACCGAGTCATTTTTACGGCTGGGTGGAACGCTCTCTTGGTCGTAGTTCGGTTTGTTTGGAACGCCATTGTCGGGGCCGTTCGCTTTGGTGCGAACATGATTGCTTCAGTTGTTTCGTGGATTGGTGGCGCGATTTCTCGTGCTGTCGGATTTGTCACTGGGCTACCGGCCCGTATCACCGCCGCTGTTGTTGGTTTTGGTACTTTGCTTTACAACGCTGGTAGGAACATTATTCAAGGATTTACCAACGGTGTTCGTGACTTCATTATGGCGCCAATAAATGCAATCCGAAACATGGGTGCAGCCACTTTGGCGGCGCTAAAAGTTTCTTTGGGTATGGCTTCACCGTCTAAATACACCATGACCATGGGTAGGTTCACTACCCTTGGTCTAGCCATCGGTATTACCAACGGAACCCCACAAGCCGTTGCCGCATCAACGGCTATGGGTAACGCTGTTGTTGCTGAGTTGAACGGGCAGACGGCTCGGGTTGCCGCAGCAGCCTCGCAACTGAAGTCTGCTGGTACAACTTACGGGTTTACTTCCGGTGCTTGGGATGGGCAGGCGCAGCCACCACCTGAGTTTGTGGGTTTTGGTAGGCCAAAAAATAACAGGCGCCCATCCCGAGGTAATCCCTACTCGCCAGAAATGAACAATAGACAGATTGACGCAGTAAATAAAAGTGGAGAGGCTCGGCGGGCCGCTGCTCGCAAGGCAGCAGCAAAGGCCGCTGACCCTTACGGCCTAAACGCCATGCTGGCTTCCTTGGGTAAGGCTGGTGGAGCCGGTGGCGGTGGTGGTGGTGGCAAGGCTAAGAAGTCTGCGTTTGACGCCGTAGCAGCAACCATCAAAGCCGTTCGTGATGGCATTACCGCCCGCATAACTGCGGCTAAGGCCGACATCGCTGCTATCAAGCAGAAGATGACGGAAATGTCTAACCAAATCCGTGACTCTATTGTTGAGTTTGGTTCCATCACGCAAACGAAACTGCCCACGGGTATGACTGGTGGGGCTAACTATCTTGTGGCTCAGATGCAAAAACGTGTTGATGATGTGAAGAAGTTCCAAGCCCAAGTTGACCAGTTGCGTAAGGCTGGGTTGAATAACACTTCGTTGCAGGAGATTATCAACGCTGGGGCCGTTGAGGGTGGCACGATTGCTGCGAACCTTCTTGAAGGTGGTAAGTCAACTATTGGTCAGGTCAACTCGCTTGAAAAGCAGTTGGCGCTTACGGGTACTGCTCTTGGTGGTACCGCCGCTACTTCGGCTTATGGCGCCCAAAAGGCTTCTGCGGAAAAACGATTGAACGCCTTGCAGGGTAGTATGAAGGTCACGAATAACAACAAAACTATCAAGGTGGAGAAGGGCGCAGTTTCCGTGTCTGTCAATGTGGGCAATCTGAAAGACCAGAAGGCTGTTGATAGGGCTGTGGAGGCGGCTGTGAACCGTGCGTTTACCGCGTTGACCCGTACTTTGGCGGCCAAGTCGTGACCATCGGT